GTTGTGCTCTACTTGGATATCTTCTTGGCTCGGGATCTCGGCGCCCATTGCTCGGTAGTTGGGATTGTCCAACCCTCCGGCCAGCCCATCAGCCTCTCGCACTCCACTGGGGTCAACCTGCGAACCAACGACGACGAGTTGCCCGTTTTCAACGGTGCTGGTAGCTCCTTTGTGGTATCTGGCGGGGAGAGCGCCAGCGACGTCAGGGCTTCGTTCAGAGCTTCCGGCAAATTCTTGCCACGACGACCTGCCCGCCTGAGGATGCCCACAGCCGCCTTCGCACTCAAGAAGAACCTCTCCGGCGCGGTTGCTTCCAAGACTCGCGACAATGAATACTCGACGGCGCCGCTGGGGGACTCCGAAGAAGCGAGCGTCAAGAGTTCGCCACGAAATACCATACCCGAGTTGGTCCACTTCATTGAGGAGGGCGAGGAAGTCCCTTCCGTCGTTGGAAGTGAAGAGACCGGGGACGTTTTCCAGCACGAGCCACCGAGGTCTGAATCGCTCCACAAGGTTGAGGAATGTGAATGCGAGGACTGATCTTTTTCCACCGGTAAATCCTTTCCGCTTTCCAGCGACTGAGAGGTCTTGGCAGGGGAATCCTGCGCTCCAGATATCTGCTGTCTTCCAATCATCACTGCTGGCGGTCCTGCCTTCACTGTCAGTGGGTCCGCCACGTCGTTGAAGTACGTCGGCTGTCGGCTGAACCACGCTGGAAAGCTCATGATCAGCAAGCGCCACGATGTCTCCGAGCTGGGGGACGTCTGGGAATCGGCTGGCAAGGACGGCTCTGGCGAAGGGGTCAATCTCCGAGACGCTGACTGTGCGGATTCCCGCTTTTTCAAAGCCAAGATCAAGTCCTCCTACGCCGCTAAAAAATGACGCGTGCGTTAATTGCCGATTCATCTGCTGCGAGCACCAATTTCTGGTCTCTGATCTTTTGCATCTAGTCGCACGACTCGTCCGGTTTCCTGCAAGCGACTTACTGACGCACCATATCCTAGGTCGTCAAGCTGGTCAAGGGTCAGGTTAGACGTCACAATGGTGGACTTCATGTGCTGGTATCGGCTCTCAATGAGTACATAGAGGCGCTCGGTAACCCAGTCAGTCGCCTTCTCTTTCCCGAAATCGTCAAGAACCACCACCGATGCCCTTTCAAGCGCAAAGGACCAGAGGTCCTGGGCCTTACTTTCGCTGTATTTGATGCCGTCACGAAGCTGATCCATGAAGATCGGCACATTGATGAAGCGCATGTTCTGTTCAACCATCGTTTTTGGGTCGCGATAGATCTCCACACCGTTCTCGGAGAGCCTCTGCAGCCCCCATAGCCGTGCAATCTGTCGCATTGCAGCAACGGCAAGGTGTGTTTTGCCTACGCCAGGAGCCCCAAGCAGTGCAAATCCACGATCTTTCGGGTTTTGCAGAGCTGCCCACTCAGTTGCAACCTCATATGCCTTCGCCGTTTTGTCAGTGACGACAAAATTGTCAAACGAGTGCGGCAAATACCTTGCTGGTACCCCAGATTTGGTAAGAATTCCGCTTTCGTACATCGCGGTATCAGGATTCAACGTATTCATCACGGCTGAAGCCTCGCTCATCATTGCTCTCCCTCTTCTTTCCGCGTTTTTTGTCAACAATTTTCTGTAAATAGTCCAACTGGTCGCCTTTTGTGTCCTTGATCGCCACATAGCAGATCACTGACATCAAATCCTCAACCCCAAGCGGGTATTCCTTGTAGATCTTTGCCATTCTGGCGTACTGCGCCTTGGTGAGTGGCTTTCCGCTGACCGCAGCAAGGAAATCTCCAACGGCTCCAGACTTATTGCTGACTGAAACCACGTGCGATAACCACTGTGGCAGCGTTTTGCCAGCTATTCCTTTACCTGCCTCGCTTCGCGCAGTCCCGGAACCATCGTCTTGAGGATCTTTCGCTCTGGAAGTAGTTGCGGATGACTTTCCCATTTATCACAAATCTCCCTGTACTCACATGTCGCGTGCGCCCACGATGAGGGGTTAGGATAGACCCCCTTCTCCTGCGCGTCAAGAAACGCTCTCACCGAGATGTAGAGTTTATCTAGCGAATCCTGCCCCCTGCGAGTGACCCTTCGGTCAACGTTGGGAGCCTTGGCACTCTTGCTGATGATATTGAACGTTACCTCTGGGTCATGATCAAAGTTTTCGCGAACAGCGAGAACATACGCGGTTGCCTGAATGTCTCCGTGCTCCCTTCCCGCCTCCCACTTCCTCGATGCGGTCTTGTGCTCAACAACATCCTTCGTTGTTGTGATCATGTCCACCTGTGCCTTTAGCTTTATCGGCAACTTGCCAAGTCGGCTGTGCTTAATCTCGGCAAACATCGTGCGCTCAACCGCATGGGCGACCCAAGGGTCACCTTCGGTGAGTGCCGCGCGGAGCATCTCCTGGCCCATCGCCTGCTGACCAATTGGGTCTGCATCCTTCTCTGACATCCAGTCAACCTTGGCAGATTCAATTGCATAGGTTGTCTTATACGCCTCATATGCCTTGCCAAGATCGCCCTGCTTCTTTGCCCCAGCAACTGGCTCGTACCAGTGCTGTAAGCCAGAGTGGACAGCGGTTCCCAGCGCAAAGAATGGCGTGGTCTTGTCGGTCCAGAGACCAAGGCGATACTTGTACCACCAGCGCAGCGGGCAAGAGAGAAACTCTCTTAGCTCGCTAACGCTGATATGTTCTGGATGCCGCTCTTCGTAACGGATCAACTCCATCAGGCAAACTTCGCGCGCTTGTTCTTCCAAGCGTTCTGAAGCAGCCCGCGCTCATTTTCGGTCAAATCAAGACCAGCGATGTCCTGCCCAACCCTCTGTAGTTCAGCGGCATCGTTCGCAACATCAATCGCATCAAGCCAGTTGGTGACAATCGGGCTCTCCTTGATTTCAATGTCGCCAAAGATGTCCTTAGCCGCAGCCACGATTGGATCTGCCTTTGGTGCAGTTCCAGCCTTAGCGCGAATCTCGTCACCAGACGCAACCTTCTTGGAGGGAAGACCGGCCATCACAAGTGCTCGACCAGCGGCGCTCGTCTCGGTGTTCTCCAACTCCGAACCGCGCGTGTATGGCGTGCTGCCTGGGATATTCATTGACGAGTGACCAACCCCTGCCGGCTTCTCGTCTGGGGTCTCACCGCGGAATGCCTGTGCCTTAACAACAACAAGCTTGTCGCTGATGGAGATAATCTCGGTCTCAATCCGGGCGTTTGGATACGCTTCGTACCACGCCCTGATTCGGTCTGCTACTTCTACGTAGTCTGCCGCAAATGCTTTGCGCTTCTCTGGCGCTGCGTTATTTCCGTAAGCCATTTCTTCCTACCTTCCCTTCTTGAGCTCTGCTGCTCTGAGCAGATACTCCCTAAACAACTCTTCCTCGGGAACCCCAAGGAAGTCGCTAATCTTAGCCCTCATTGGCTGGCTCATCTTCACATGCCCAAACCGCAGGTCCCGAAGGTACTGCGGGTGACACTCTAGGTATTTTGCCACGACATCGTGTGGAATGCAAGAGTCGTCAATGATCTGCCAGATGTGTGCGCATGCCGCGCGCTGCATCAAGCGCCACTCCCTCCCCTTTTCCCCACTAAGTTTAGACACCTACCGTGTTAATGTCGTCCGGTGATCGGAGCCACTCCTCACAGGCGAGGCTGATGCCGCGATTAACCCAGAGGCGATCTTCGGAGTCAATGATTTCTCCTGACTCTGTAAGCTCTGCCTCAAGGAGCTCGTGTGCATCCGCAACCACAGAAAGCAGAATGCTTTCCTTTTCGCTTGCCTGATTGTCGCCAAGCGTGGTTGCAATCGCATGAGATTCAAGAGCGGCAACAAAGCAGGACCTGCCGCGAAGCTCCAACTCAATCTCTCGGTTTTCTGTCACTTCTTTACCCTTTCAAGGATCTGATATGCGCGCTGGCGACTGATTCCAAGCTTCCCTGAAATCTCTACCATCGTCATTCCAGAGTCCTTAAGTCTTTGGATCTCCTTCGCTCGGACCTCAAGCGACGCGAGAGCCGAAGTGGAGCGGTGTTTGTGGTTGCACCACCAGCACCGAGCAGCCTCAGGCGACGTGACCTGCTTTCCGCAATTCACGCAATTTGCCATTTGGTCGCTCCTTCCATCTTCATGACCACATTCTAGTCTTCAGCCGATGGTGAAGCCCGCAGAGGGAGACTAGGTTTTGCGGGATAGACGGACCCCTCTTCCCCAGCCCAGACCCGTTGACATGGTCAAGCTCTAGCCCGAACCTGTCGGACGGTCCGAACTGCGTACCGCAGAGACCCATCATGCCAATCTTTGGTCCGACACACCCTCCGTCTCTTTTAAAGACCTCCTGGGCGACGGCAAGGGTGACTGGGTCCTTGTGGCGAATCTTCCTTTTGATCTGGGATCGCTTCACTGTCGCCCCCGTAGGTACTCCACCAGTTTGTCCATTGGTCGCAGCATGCTCTTTGGGGCGAAATAGAAGTCGTCCTCTTTCTGGCGATACTTATCAAACTTGCGCTCAACAGACCACGCGCTTGGTTTTTCAGCAGACATTGCTAGCATCTTCCTAGTTTTCTGGCTCACAAACACATATGCGATTGGGCGCTTTCTTTTGCCATTGAATCCGCTATAGGTGTCAACGATGGCTCTCTCTAGGGGCCAAGAGGATGGGTCATCGGTGAAGTTTTGGTTAATTGACTTAACCTCAATAACATCTCCATTGGCTAGGATGATGTCTTTTTCGTTTTGCGTGAACTTAGACCACCGAGTCGGGTCTTCTTCAATCTCTAGGTCTGGGACTTCGCAGTCAATCCCCTTGCTTCTTAGGTAGTCGGCGACGTACCCGTTGTACTCGTGTCCCTCCCGGTACGCCCTGAAGTAATCGTGACTCATCCGATCCTCCCTTCTTTTCCTTTACTTTCTCAGCCGACATCACTCGGCAGGGAAGACAGTAGCACGGCTGTGTGTGATACGTCTTCTCGGCGACCACGGATTATCGCTTTTTCTCTCGGGCCTCAACTTGGCGCATGATCTTATTTGACCAAGCAACACCAGCGTCTCCACCCCAAAGCGCCCATGCAATGCGACCAGCAGAAGGGAACCCAGGCTGTCCTGGCTTAAATCCCTCACCCTGCTTGTCTACTTCATGTCGAGCAAGGAATGCTCTCATCTTGCGAACGCGGGGGATCGTCATTGTGTTGCTAATAAGCATTCGTGCAGTTGTCTGACCTGGGCCTATCCCGCCACGTCCGAATTCACGTCGCCAATCAAGACCACGCTTAGCTTCGGACTTTACTGCAGAGGGAACATTCAGGCTTATGCCAGAGTAATCTGCGGCAGCGTGCTTGTCCGCAAGATCGGCTGGGGCGTGAACGCTTTCAACACCGAACGCACGATAGGCTTCACGCGCATCTGCGTCTCCGTCAATCGCTTCAACCACCTTGCCGTTATCCTTGAGGATCTTAGACATTTTGTACTTCCTGAACTGGAGACCAGAGCCAGCAGGGAACTCGCTGAGGTGAATGGCGTCGTAAGGAATGTCGTTCTCCTCAAGCCATTCCTGTGTTTCCTGCAGACGCTTCACAGACCTTGCGCTCACAATAAAGATCTTGTGGCTGTCAGACTTTCGTCGCAGGTAATCCGCGACAATCTCATTCACCTGATCCGTGCCGTCCGATGAGGTCAACGCCCCGTCAATGTCTGAAATGATAATTTCATCTCCAGCCGACTTGGTCTCGTCAATTTCAATAGTCAGCTTGAGAGAGTTCTCAAGGTCGGACGGGTTCTGATTTGGAGGGTTGCTGGACCCAGGATCTGGCTCCATATCTTCTCCATCAGGTGTTCCGGTTGGCTCTGGGGTCGGGGGCTCGTTAACCGCCGCACTTCCGAACACGACCGTTTCAAGGTATTCATTATATCTGTCGGATGGAACATAGCCCTTTGGGGTCTGGAACATTATCTGGTCACCAAGTTCACCAATGCCATCCTGGCCGCGCTCTCGCAGGGCATCGTTGATTCTGAGCCATGGCAGCCCGCCGAGCGCCATCTTGTTGTATTCGGCAATGTTCTGCTGCGCGGTTCGCCCGATCTCGGTAAAGACGA